ACCCCTCGGGGTGGCGTAAGTCCATGCCCAGACGTGCTTTCTCGATTGCTTTTTTTAATTATGTCTAAGGCGCTGACCCTTGGCTTTGATTGGGGGAACCCATACACATTCAAACAGCGACACAGCGTCAATTTGATGAATCGCTTTCTCTGGGGGCGGCACACGCGGGTTATGCCAGTTCCGCAACTACAACCTCTTGATGCCAGAGATATTATTAAACATCGGGAGATGGCGAGGGCGGCGGCGTTGACGTGTGAATACCCGTGGTACGCCGACGAGGTCTACGGGTTGCGCTACAAGTTCAACGAGCTGCAGCACCAGCTCATCTCACAGTGGGCTCGTGACGGACTGCCACCCTCGCTGCGTCCGCCTCCGCCCGAGGTACCCGACATGATTGTCTTCAGCGACGACGACAGCGACTGGGACGACTTTTGCTCTTTCGAAGACGAATTCGACCCGTTCGAAGTCCTCAAGACGTAAAACCGTACGGCAGCCACCCCTCGGGGTGGCGTAAGTCCATGCTCAGCGCGACTTCTCGATTGCATTTTTTTATAATGTCTAAGGCACCGTCCCTTGGCTTTGATTGGGGGAACCCATACACATTCAAACAGCGACACTATGGACACCATTGACACCCGTGCGGCTGCCTTCGCCGCTACCGCGATGCGCGTGAAGCGCTTGCGTCGGCAGCGGGCGATCGGGAACTGGCAGTCGGCTCTTGCCAAGCTGGAGCACAAGGAGAAGCACAAGGAGAAGTTCAAGGCAGTCCTCGGGGACATTCACCAGTGCGGGTTCGAGGTTGGAGTCACGATGCGTCAGCAACTTTCCGACTTTCTTGCGTGGTACGACGATTGGGCATACTCTTGTCCAAGAAACCAAGAGGAACAAGACATTGAGTCGTTGTTGTACGGCACGATGGTCGGCTACGACAACGTGTACCTGCGCGACTGGAACGAATCTCTGGCAAGACCTTCTGCCAAGTGGCAACCTCCCGTGTTGCACCCGTTCTGCCACAAGTGCGCATTGTACCACGGGCATGTCTCGTGGTGCAACTAAACCCCAAAACCCCAAAAAAACAGCATGACGGCAGCGCTCCTTAGGGAGCGCATAAGTCCGCGCGAGTACATGCCACCTCCATACAGCAGTTTCGATTACAGGCCAACGCAGATGCCAACGCCGATGCCACTTCCAGACCAACTAGTTGGTACTCTCGAAGCTCTAAAGACGGACATCAATTCGCTTATTTTACTCGCTCGGTCTTTTGAGATGCGATTGGACTCGACGGACGAACAGTGGAAGCGCCAGTTCAAACAGAGCGCTTTTCTACTCGAGAGTGTCTCAGATTTGAAGTCTCGGTTGGACAAACTCGACGCTGAAAAAATTGTAGTAGCGCGGAGGATTGTTACCTGTAAGTTCGCGATGATTTGCGTGGTCATCGGTGTCACAATTGTGTGGGTCTTACAACATAATATCGAGTACCCGCATACGGAGTCTCTCTGGAGAACCCTGACTTGAACTTTTTACGGCAGCCACCCTTCGGGGTGGTGTAAGTCCTTTGTATTAATTGCTTAAAATAATTAAGCGTAAGAACCGGTTTCAATATTAAAATTGACAATCTCTGTCATGGCAACCGATGTGAAGTCCTTGCCGCTCGGTTACATAGTCTTCTGCGAAGACATGTACTCACATTTGTCTTCGCAGAAGATTATAGCTATTGCTGTCACGTCATCAAAACTCGTCGAGCGGTGGAAAGACATTTCCGATCAGGAGCGCGCAGAGTGGACTGCATGTGCTGAAAGGCTTGCACAATTCAAGCTGTCGAAACTCGTCTCACAGTGGAAGGAACTTATCGACGAGGACTAGTAATTCGTATTTGCGCGGCAGCACCCTTCGGGGTGCATAAGACCACGTGGGGAAACCCTTACAAATATGGACAAGCTCTCAGACGATCTGCTACAAGCGATTTTCCAAGAACTGGATGCTACGACGTTGTGCCGATTGGCTCAGGTGTCTAAGGACTTTCAGTTGGTTGCCGATTCGAACAGCGTATGGAACATCGCGCACGGATTCACCAAGGAGCGGTCTTTAGAAATCGTACGTGGGCACATTCGAGAACTACTCGATATAGAGCAGGAACTCGAAGACATTACCTACTACCCGTACGTCGAAGACGAATCTGTCAACACCGATTGGGATGCCGCTGAGGAAGATCGGGTTTGGTGTGAGCACTCTGCAAAGCTTGCAGCAGTTTCTCTAGCGATGTTGTATCGCACATTACGAGTTCCGTTCCGCTTGCGCGAGGCACTGTCGGTAAACTTACTGGAGTGGTTCAGAATCACCGACCACCTTCGACCAACCTGGCCGAAGTTGGAGTCTGCTTGGCCGGTGTGGCGACCAGACTTCGTCAAGCCACCTGGTTGGGACGAAACAGCGGCAGCGCGTAGAGCAGCAGAATATTCCATAACAGAATGGGAGAAAGCTACAGGTCACGACGTTTTGTCGGAGCCATATTCTATTGCCTACAGCTACGGCATTGGTCACTGTTGCATTCATTCCGCGTGGTCCAAGCAATGGATTCCAAAACGTACGATTAGAGATTTTTGAATATTTCGCGGCAGCACCCTTCGGGGTGTATAAGTCCGCTCGACACATTTAGAATGAAATCAGATTGCAAACTTGTGGTTCATGCTGATTTTATTCCAATTCCAATCGAAGTGCGCATTGCCATCATCCAACAAAAACTCGACCGAGTCCGAGAGCATCGAAATCTCCTAATTCAAGCACACACAATCAGAATAGCAGAATGTACCGTATACTTGGAGAACCTGGTATCTCAAATCGAAATCTTGAGACGTGAAGTGGGTGCTCCCCAATGTGACACCATGAACACGTCGCCTAAGACATTTTGGAGAAATCTGTTTAAGTTTTTCTTTTAGATTTATTTTACGGTAGCACTCTTAGGGTGTAAGTCCGTTTTACATATTGCTAAAAATAATTATGGCTAAGGACTCTCACTGAATTTTAATTGAAGTCTACATTCAGATGTGGAAATCGATTTTTGCTCTCTTCGCTTTCGTTGCAGTTGTCATCGCGCGTTCCAACTTCACCGAGTCTCAGTTTTCTAGACCGCAACTTCATACGGATAAGGAGTGTCGAGCTGAATGGAGACCAAGGTGTGGAGACGAATGTGTGCAGCGGATTTACGACGCCGACCAGTTTGTCAAAAGGTGGGCAGAGAAAGCGCGAGCAAGACGTCGTGCTCGTAGACTTGCGGCATGGATGCGGACGTGGTATTAAATCGTAAAAATTTAAAAAAATCCAAAAAAACAGCATGACGGCAGCATCCCTCGGGGTGCATAAGTCCACGCGAGGAAACCTATACATTTCATTTAAATGGACACGCTTCCGTGCGACCTTCTGGTCAAGACGTGCAAGGAGCTAGACCCGATAAGTCTGTGCAGACTCGCGCGAGTGTCTAAGGCATTTCGAGTTCCATCTGAAGACGACGAAGTGTGGATAGTCGCTCATGGATTTCGCAAGCGAGTAACAAAAGCTCACGTTCTTTACGAGGTGGACCGCATGGACTCGAGACGTTCAATCGCCGATACTTGCCGTGACATTGTAAGTCGTGTTAGTGCGGATGTGGCTTTGCATTATGCGACGGCGCGAGCAGCAAGCGATATGACCACTCAGACACTTTTGAGACTCTCAGACCGTTTTTCGGATGTACATGTCCAAGATTTACACATGCGTCAGTCGGTTGCATATACAAACACTAGTACATTCATCGAAGGTCTGATGACAGGCGACTGGGAAACAGCCCGCAACACTTTCGACCGAGCTCTTCGGGATGTTAGATCTGCTCAAGATGCTCTCGACAATGTTATGGTAGATCTGCGCGACGCTGAGTATTTCGAGTGGTCGGCCGAGACTGATGTTTCGATACTGAGGTACGCTCTAGGTGTACCGCTGCGTCTTCGGTCGTGGCTTGAGATAGAGAATGATTGGAGAGCTGCTCTCAGGAAGTGGTTTGAGAACGATACCCCCGAAAATTTTGAGGAAGTTCATAGGTTAGGAGTCTTACTTTCTCACGAGCTTGGAATTCTGGATCATCAGCTGATTTACTAAAGTATTTTATGGCAGCACCCTTCGGGGTGCAATAAGTCCACGCGACAGCTTGGTGTAACAAAAACGTTCGCCGACAATGCCCCTCGGGGCGATTAATACCCTTTCCCGACTATAATTATTAATATAGTAACGTGTAATCTGATATGTGTAATATTATATCGCTGTTTAATTTTATAAATAACGTATCATATATATTTTTAATATATCTATACCCCAGATTAGACGAATAACAATTAATAAACTTTATTTCAACCTGTTCTAATAATAAATTTGTAAAAGTAAAATTTGGACACCATTCATTTTTACACATTAGCGATTTACAACAGTAACATTCGTTTTTATCTAAATTCAAAAATTTAGGATTAATTGAGTACATACATCTAAAGAAAAATTCATATGTCTCAGTGTCTCTCTTTTTGAATAAGCTTGTTAAATTATTTAAATTTTTTAAGTATGGAAGACTATTATTTAAATTTAAATACACAACATCATAGGGTTTAAATGGGTAGCTTTTTTCTATCTCTAGTTGTGTGAAAAGATTTAAATATTTATCATAAATCATCAAATAATTTTTGTTGTTTTGTGATAATATTTCAAATTTTAAAGTGTCAAAAAATTCTAAAATTTTAAAGTGATAGTTATGTTTTTTATTTTTAAAATTTTCAATTTCTTTTTGGACACGACGTAAACTAAAACTCAGATGTGACATTTAATTAATGTATGTACTTATTTTTTATATTCGTTTATACTTCAGTTAAATTAATGCGTGTTTTAAATTTATATACATACCAACTTCTGCCTGGATTGAATAAATCTGGCGCTGCCGAAACATAACTAAATGTATTTTTAGCGTCGTGTACGTTACCAGCAACTAAATATTTTTTACCATCAATTAAAACTGGATAATTTCCATCATCGTCTGGACTGACAATTATGTCTAGATAATTAGTATACATTTCTCCCGAATCATCTGTTTTTACAGTAAATTCAATCATATCTCCAATCTTAATCATCTTTAAAACCCTTGTAGGAGAATGTACCCATGTAATTTTATGATTTGATTTTTCATAAAAGTCTAAGATATTTTTCCACCCAGTTACTGAGATTCCATCAGCTGATTTAATAATTTTATTCTTATTTTTTGGTTTTAAATAAATTTTTGTTCCATAAGTATTTTTATAATACACTCCGCCGTATAATCCCTTATAAAGTCTACGCTTTCGGCCTTTAACGGTTATATATCTAGGCATTCCAAAACTCGAAGGACCTGCGCCTGAACTTGGAGGACCAGCAGAACGTCCCCTTCTTGGAGGACCAGTAGAACGTACTCTTTTTCTTCTTGGAACCTTTACATTAAATAAAGGAGACTTTTTATATTTTCTATTTAACTCTTTAAATTCATTTTTTAAAGTATCGCTAATAACGTGGTCAATGGGGCCTATATATGGGCTATATTTAACATCTTCAATTGCCTTGTTTAGTTTGAGTAATTTTGTCATTATCATACTTAATCTTTTCATGTCAATTCCAAAATGTATTAATTGACGAACTTCATCATCTGGTATATCTACGAAACCAGCGTCTATATACTCTTGAGCAATTTTAATGAGGGTTTTGTCCGATCTCAAAAATGGCGATGGCATATCTTTGATATAATAGAAAGATATTATTATTTATAATTACCGTCGCGTATGCGTTTACTAAATTATGTCACCCGGTATACTTAACGTTATCCAATCCGACGGACCAACAGCGGAGCAGATACCTCTTATTTCAACATCGTAAGATGCATATTGATTTGCAGGTATTGTATTTGTAGTAGAAGTAATATTGGTTACATCCGTCCAGGGAACAGTTCCACTAAGTCTATATCTAAGTTCGTAAAAGTCTATATAGTTAACAGACTGACCAGATGCGAGAGTCAATTGGGTCGTAAAATCTACAATACCTCCAGAGAGAGAATTTGTAGGATGTTGCCATTCAATAGTAATACTGGTGAGTGTTTTGGAATATGTAGGCATTCGAGGTGTTGTAATAAATGGTGTAGCTCCTAATAAACTTCCTAAACCAGATCTAATAGTGTCTAATAAGGAAGCAAGATTTGGTGCTAAGTGATAGTATTGAATCGATTCTTGTGCAAGATCGGAGTCATTTAATGTATTATCTTGTATAATGTCTCCTTTTATAGAGTTTATTGGTCTTAATATTCGTCTTCGTTCTTTTTTTTTTAATATACGTAACATGTTATAATAATATTAATAATTTAATTTTTAAAATTATCTATTAAAACTAATGGCATTACTTGGATTTCCTGGAGCTATGTATCCAGGTTGAACTATTACTAAAGTTGGATAATAAGAATCGCCCAGTGAATTAAATTGAGGGAAAGCGTCAGACGTTACTTTAAATCTTATGCGAAACATTCTCATTATCATTTGAGGCCAGGCTACAAAAGTACTTCGCGCGTCCCCTTCTGACCTAAGATTGATACATGAAGTTATAAAATTTTTTAATTGAAAGTCTGTAGTAACTATATTATATACATAGCTCGTCGTTTGTGAGATCCTAAGGGGGCCGTTATTACTTTGCCATCTAAAATTAGCTCCTCCTCTACCCGCGTGATTACCATTTGGGGCGGTAGTAAGATCCCATGGACCGCTTTCACCGATAGACCCTAGAGAAGAAGTTATTAAAGGTATCCAATCATTAGTTTGTTCAAAAACATTCCAACCGCTTGTTGCAGGATTTACACTTACAGTACGTGAGGAGTAGTTTGCTGTAAAAGTAGTATAACGGTCGAGGCCGGAGTTGTAATCTATATTTGATCTTACAAAATTAGCTGTCGCCCTAATAAAATCCATTTTAATTTCTGTTATAGGAGAGGCTGGATTAAGCATAGCCTGATTTATCATAAATACATATTTGAGAATAGTTGCACCTACCGAATGATCGTAAGAAATTTCTATTTTAAAAACAACTGGAGGTAAGTGCACTTTAGGCAATAATGAACGTTGAGGAGAAAAAATGGTTGTAGCAGTTTCTCCTATAATATTTTTAGGTCTAATTTCTAAAAATTGTACAACATTTGGCAAATTCGTGCTACCAGGTGCTGATACTACCCATGAAACCGGACCCATTTGAAAATTATTTTGTGCTAATGAATCGAATGCTCTAATTGTACGATTGTAATTATTTGGGTTATAACTAAGATTTCCCATCGATAAAATTAACTGTGTCAGAGCAAAGGAACTAGTACGATCAGTAACGTAAATTTCATAAGATGAAGGTAGATTAGTTAGCCCATATAATGCACCTGTTATAATTTTAGTGGCTATTAGTTGGTCTATTGTTGAAGGATTATAGTAATTAGTAGATATATAAGCAGGATATGAAAAGTTTATTAACCAGTGTCTATTACTGATAATCGAGGGTAAATTGGGAACTGAGACTCCGCTTCTTCCTGGTGTAAGAACTAACAGTGAATCTAGAGTGCCGTTTGTAAAATCATTAATTACTGAGCATGTTATATTCGCCTGTGATGCGGGGAATTGCAAAGTCCATGATTCCGGAGAAGATGTAGGTATAATTCCGTTTGTCCAGTTACTATATGCCGAATTTCCAGAATGTGGAAATATATTTGACGAAGAAAATTTTCCAGGGTAACTTATACCTCCGACATTAATAGAAGATCTAGTTCTAAATGTGTACCATTGACCTGCTTGAAGATTATACAGTGTATGAGTAGTTGTAGTTCCAGATAGCGTAACACTAATCCAATCATTCTCCGTAGTGCCTCCAAACCATTCGTGCGGATTACTTGCCGAATGATGAATTCCAACAATATTTCTTCTATACGACAAAATAATGTTCGAAACTGTACCTATTGGTAAGTCCCAAGAAATTTTAATCGACGAATTACTCTCTATCGAATTTCTGAGGTTAGTAGGTGCATTTGGTAATGTAATAGTTTCGAAACTTAAACTTACGACTGAATTTAATAAGTGTTCACTATAAATTGTTGGAGCAAAAGAAATTTCATTATTTGCGAGTCCAACAGAGTCTATAGTATTTATATAATTGTAACCCGATAAAGGTGAATCGAATATTACATTGCTTAATATTCTAAGTCCTAACGAATGCGGATTAGTGTCCGCTCCATAATAAGTTCCTCGTCTTTTAATTTTGATTACTAATTGACTTAATCCTGCTGGCGAATTATTTATAGTAAATTCTCCAACAGATACAGGACCCTGTGCTGCTGCTAATTCGACTCCCTGTGGTGTACTTATATAATAATCATAAAGCCCCGAAGGTACATTCGGTCCTATTCTAACAGTTCCCCTAAATCCTGGATTTGGTATTGTTACTGTGCTTTCGTTACTAAAAGATTCAAGTCCTTGCGTAGTTCTTTTTATTCTAAATGAATATTGTAAATTTCTATAATCAGATGGATACTCAATAGAGTAACTTCTAGATGTAAAGATAATTTTATCTATATATTGAAAATCTGAATAGCCCCAGTTATATGATACATTTCTAGATTGTATCACATAATCTGTATCGGTAGTCGGGTTTGTAACTGCCCCCCAATTAAATGCTATGCTTCCCGAAGAATCAGTCGTCGCTATAAAGTCCTGAGGCATAGGAGGTACATTTACTACATTCGCAGTTATACTGCTTATTGTACCTTCCCCTGCTTCATTTACTGCGTGTACGCGAAAAGTATTTGATCCTGCTGGTAAACTTGTAATACTATAAGTAGTTCCTGTTATGTTAGCGCGGAATGAACCATTTACGTAAATATTATATCCAGTAATAGAAGACCCTCCTGTATTTGTAGGGATAGACCAGGATAATGCAATTGTTGGAGTATTACTTCCAGATGTATTTAGAGAACTGACTTCTCCGGGTAAATTGACAACTTCGGCAAATATTTCTCTAATAGTTCCTTGAAAATCTACGGCGTTTATTGCTCTTATACCAAACTTATTTGAACCCGATTGTAAACTCGAAATGGGTATAGTATTAGCGCTTGTATTAGTACGATAAATGTCGTTAACATAAATATCATACCTGGTTATATTTGCGCCACTATAAGGCGGTGGAGACCAAACTAGTGTAATCGTCGGAGTATTACTTCCGGATGTACTTAGAGAACTTACAATTTCTGGTACGTTTACTACGTATGCACTAATATTACTTAGAGTTCCTTCCCCTGCTTCGTTTACTGCGTGTACGCGAAAAGTATTTGATCCTGCTGGTAAACTTGTAATACTATAACCAGTTCCAGATATGTTAGCACGGAATGAATCATTTACATAAATGTTATATCCAGTAATATCTGCGCCTCCAGTATTTGTAGGGGAAGACCAGGATAATACAATTGTTGGAGTATTACTTCCAGCTGTATTTAGAGAATTGACTACATCCGGGGTAGTTCTTGGTTTTGAATTTGATACAGAGCTATTACTAAAATACAATCCATTCGAAGTATTTATCCAAAAGTAATAACGAGTCCCATTTGTCAATCCAGTAATTGTAAAATTAGCGCTTGTTGTTGTAATTATTCCTGGGGATATAGTTGTACCAGATGGGACAGTTGTATTAGTTGTACTATATATTATATTATAAATTAGTTCATTAAGAGATACACCTCCCCTGTCAGCTGGTGCTGTCCACGATATATTTACAGCTCCATTTGAAGGGGTTATGCTATTTACTATCGATGGAGTTGGAGTTCCTCGGGGTCTAATATTTAAAACATTTGCATAACTTCCGCTGTGTCTTTCATTTAGAGCTTTTATTCTAAAATCATATTTTGTTCCATTAGTTAATCCCGAAATTGTCACGTTAATGTTTGGAAAAATTACACTTGCTAAACTAGGACGACTTTGAGTCCAATTTGATTCTATATCTTGCGTACCGTTTATTTTATAATAAACGTGATAACCTAGAAGATTTACATTAATTCCCCCAGTGTTAGTAGGAGGAACCAATACGATATTCACAACTCCGTCGCTGGGAGTTGCGCTAGATATTCCGGGTAAACCCGGAATACCTATAGGTCTATAAGCAAGTTGTTCAGAATAGTCTCCCAGTTCGTTGAAAAAATTTACTCCAGTTACATTAAAATAATAATATAAACCATTTACTACATTATTAATTATCAAAGAAGGGGTGTTATTTCCAGTATTCACTATATATTCTGAAGAAACATTTTCTATAGTATATTTAATTCTATAGAAAATAATATTCGACCCACCAGTTTGAACTCCAGTGAGATGGTTCCATAAAAGCCTAACTATGCTATCTTGTATAGGAAGTATGTTTAATCCAGTCGGGGGATAAGGAAATCTTCGTGGTATCATACCGGTTGCCTCTATGTCTAAGGAACTCGTGTTGCGTATGGAGTTATAGCTTTTAATTTTAACGGAGTGTGAAATACCGTTTGTAAGACCGTTTATAGTACATGTATTTACTCCAAAATTTATACTGGCATCAGGAATTGAATTATAATTTAGAGAAGTGGTAGCTTTAATATATATTAAATATTTATCGAACGCTGCTCCAGCAACATGTAATAAAGGAGCTGTCCAATTTAGTCTTACTATTCCTCCATTAAGATTATCTGGTAAAATTGTAAAATTCAGTGTTAGACCATTAGATGGTAATGGATTGAAAGGCAACGATAATAGTCCATATTTTAAAACCAGGTTATAAACTTCTTCTTGAATATCTTTATCTAAAAAAATACGACTTACGCTCCCCAATTTAATCTTATCTCCAGTAATTGTACCGTCTATAATATTTTCGGACTGTACGTTTTCTTTTATAGGATATTCTAAAATAGGTGATAAATTAGTATTTCTTCGTTGTTTTCCAGGAGCCATTATTATTTAATTAAATATAAATATTTTAGATTTATACCAATTTTAAGACTTATACCAATTTTAAGACTTATACCAATTTTAAGACTTATACCAATTTTAAGACTTATACCAATTTTATACTAATTTTTCGATTTCATACGCTCTAATTCTACCGCTATTAAAAGAAGTGTTTGTATTAGAGTAACTCTCGTCATCCAAATATATGACATTACCGTTATAATTAATAGACGCGTATTGTCCTGGGCGGCCAGTACCTGTCATTACACGACCAATTTTTGACCAGTAATTATTTACACTTGAATATCTGTATGCCTGAACGGTACCTTTATTTTGATTTTCACTATATAAAATATTTGGTCTAATTCTTGTTCCTATTACAAGAATAGATCCATCTCCGGAAAAAGCTTTAGCATCACTACCGTAAGCTAAGCCCCGCGCTTCTTGTGTTAAAGTAATCTCTTCATAAACTATATCTTGTCCTTTTTTAAGCCAAGTGTTAGACGATACGTCATAATAGTATACTTTAATCATACCAGCGCCAGGCTCCTCGTTTACTGTCATGTCAAAGTTTACTGTCATGAATGAAGATCCATCTTGTGCTATCACGGAAATTGCCGGAACATATGCTGGTGGCGCCCAATCTAAAACCGTTACTACATTACCTATTCTTACCCAACTAGTTCCATTAAATTTAAAAACAACGTGTAGATATTCTCTTTGTAGAAGAATTAATGTTCCGTCATCTGAAACATTTCGAGATGTCGAGTACCCCCACACAGTTAATTGACTATCAATCGTTTGTGTAGTTAGTTGTTGAGAATCTTGTACAAAAGAACTACCCGAAAGTGTAGATATTGTGATTTCGTTATGGGAGGAATTATAGAAATCAAAGAGTTTAATTTGAGAACCTCGTAAGGTGACGTAAACTAAAAGGCTTATACCCGGGTCATTTGTTGTAATACGTTGTGCACTGAGTACCCATTGAGTTCCGTTAAAATCGTATATTTGGGTAACCAAACTATTAACTAACGGCTGACCACGAGATGAACCCCAGGTAGAAGTATACTGATATGAAAAGGCAATTTTAGTCCCAGCACTATTTATCGCATTTGGTAGACGATGAAATCCTCCTGTAATAAGGCCGGCGTGATACCTATCCGCATCGGGTTCGTAGTATGCAGCAGTAGTAACGTTTACGACTGGTAATATAAGTGTTTGACCTTTTTGAATCCAAGAATTCGATGTAAAATTATAAACTGCTACACTTGCTCTTTTTTGCATTTGCGCCTGTCCTTGTGAATTTGTTACATTGTAGAAAGTAGAACTAATATAAAAAACTACAATAGTGTAACCATCCGGGGTTGAACCAAATACAATTGGTAACACACCAATACCAGATATATCAGTAGAATTAGCAGATGTAATATTATTTCCTAGTAAATTCCAATCATCATTAAAAAATTTTCTTTGAACATTTGTAGACCCCGAACCTAGATTATTTGCAGTTTTAAATGTATTAGATAAAGTACCTGTAAGTTTATCAGCATCTAAGGATGCTATCTTTGAAGAAGTAACTGCTAGGTCTTGTATTTTAGCCGTTATTACAGCA